TGGTATATCAGTGTAACCATTGTTATGCAAGTGAGCATTCTGCTTGTTAACAGAGTTACTGTACGTGTAGAACATACCCTCGAAGATCTCAAGCTGTGCCTGCTTCGCAAACAAGTTAAACTCAAATGGGGTTATATATCCACGGTTATCTTTACTGATGATAGATAACACTGTGCTTCTTACGCTGTCAATCATAGTGCAAATATAATAAAAAAGGCACTAATAAATAGTGCCTAGTTTTGTAGAGTGGTTAACTAATGTTATGCTAAAGCAATCTGTGATACAGCTACTGGAGGAGTTACTGTATAAACAGGCTTAGTCCAAGCAGTTGTTAAAGCAGCTTCAATTTGATTTTGAACAAAGTCACGGAAATCATCATTAGCTACAGATCCGTGAGTAATAGTCAAAATATCGCCAGATGAGTTACCTGCTGCATATTGAATAGTAGTTGTTGTAGCAGCTGTTTGCTCAACGATAATAACTCCTGTAATAGATACTAATTGAAAAGTACTACCAGAAATAGGGAATTTTAAGAATTTTTCCATTTTGTAAAAAATTAATGGGTTAATAAAGTACAAAGATAAGTAAAAAAAGGCAGACGATTTTCGACTACCTTTTTCTATTACCTAAACAACTATGTGAATACTTTATGCGGTGCAAATATATTAATTTTCAGAGAACTCTTTCTCTAAATACTTATAAAATTCAACACCTTCATTAGATTTTAACCAAGTCATGAACACATCTTCTTTTCGTTCACCAAATGGAACGGTAAGAATCTTCTTCTTGTTGTTACTTAAGTTATAGTGGATATCCTTCCCAGCTCTGAACGTGATGTACCCTTCTTTAAATGCTCGTGACGAGAAGTCATTTACACTAATATCTGGATCATCAACAGCATCTAAGAACTCTTCTGGATAGTTTTTAGCAAATAATAAAATGTCGTGCTTAATCTCAGATGATGCCATCTTATCTGGATCCATACCTAAATGAACACGAGAAATTGCCTTCATTACCTCTAGATCTAAACCTCTTGCAGTGATTAAGGCATCAACTTCTAAGTTTAAATCTCTAACTCTATCTTCAGCAATTTTCTGTGGATCAAACTCATAGAATAACGTACCCCCATTAGCTAAATTATCAGGATGTATATCCATAAATTTCTGAAGTAATGGATTATTTCTAGGTATAGTAATCTTACCATCCTCCATTACAATTGGCTCAAGTATAGCAGTTCCGTCCTGCTCATCCTCAAATATTGATCGTTGATTTCTTGAATAACGAAGTGCTCGGTTAATTCCTTTCTCTTCGTCAAAGTGAAGCAACTGTCGTCGCTTATTGCTTCTTGATTGAACAAAGAAGCTTACTGGTGTCTTTGCTTGTTTAAGGATATAAACCCTATCCTTAGAGGTTCTCTCTTGTGTTTTCATTATACTTAATTTAAATTAAAAATAAAGAGAGCCTCACTGATGAGACTCTCTTAAGTGTATTAGTCTTTGAACAATACGAAGTTGTTTGCTCCAAGTGTACAAAGTGCACGCTCAGACAAGAAGTTAACTTGCATTGCATCCAAGTCGCTAGTAGCAGCTCCACCAGCAGAACCTGTAACCCAAGTCTTCATCTTACGGTTCTCAGCCTCGTTTGCACGGTAACGAACGTGTAAGAATGGTCTCTTAGCGTTTTTACCCATTACTTGGTCATATACTGACATAGTACCAGCAGGGATAAGAACACCGTTTACAGCACCACCAACGATACCTCCACGAAGAGCAGCATCATTCAAGTACTTCCAGTCAGACTTGTAGAAGTCATAACCACGACGGAAAGAAGTGAATCCTAAGTTAAGAGCCATATCTTTATCGTTGTCAAATAGACCGTAAGAAGTACCACCAACTCCGTAAGAGTTTTGTGCAGCTAACATATCATCGATATCGAAAGAGAACTCACGATTAACGAACAATACGTTTTCAGCGATAGCACCTTGCTTGTCAAGACGAGCAACGATATCATCGAACTCACCTAATGTACCTGGATTACCTCCTGACCATACATTACCACGATCTTCGATAGCATCGAATAAACCTTGAGTACCAGAATTATTACCTAGTGCTGATGCAGCAACACCTGAATTGATTTCAGTTGGAACGTGCTCGATCATCATCATTTCAAGGTAGTCTTCGAAACGTAGACGAGTCTCATGCTCAGCTTTAACATACCAAAGGTATCCTGTAGCACCATTCTCAGTAGTTACTTCAACCCATCCGATTTGAGCCATATCTGATCCAGATACTTCAAATTTATCCTTGATGATAACAGGTTTAACTTCGAAGATATCATCTACTGGATCAAGTGAACCATTCATTCCAGTTGATCCTTTTTGGAATTCAGAACCGTATACAAATGCAGTAATATCATTATTACCAGAATCTGTAATAGTACCACCAGCAGTAGTATAGTATGCAACAGTAAATGTTAAACCAGACACAGCTGTGATATAAGCCTTATCAGATTGGTTAGCAACATTAGATGACAAAAATACTGTTTGACCAACTCGGAAATTACATTCAGTAATTCCTGCATCAGCGACAGTTAATGTAGCAGTATCGTTACCAGCAACATAAGCAATTGAACACGCAGCATACTTAGTATGTAAACGTCCTTGCTCTGCCCACTTGATTAAGTCAGATGCAGAAGGAATCTCTGCACTTACGTTACGCAAGAAAGAAGCGATTGAACGGTTACCGTAACGCTCGAATTCAGCTTCGTAAGTGTCGGGTAAGTACTGATTTAAGAAGTTGAAGTCAGAGCTTCCTAAATAGTTAGTAGGTAGAGTTGCTTTAACCGAACTCGGTTGTAAGTCATACCCTGGGGTGTTTAATGAACCAGCCATTTTGTTTTAGTTTTAACGTTTTTTAATCTTTAATCTACCATCGTAGCCCTCCTCAATTACTCTGATCTGTAGACCCTCCTTCGGTGTGACAGGAGCAGACTTTCGAACCATGTTAATGTTCTTAGACTCCTTCTCAAAATCCGTTACAGCGTCAGCCTTTCCTTTTTCATAGAAAAACTTAGCCGTTTTGTCAGGGTCCATAGCCATTGCAATTGCTTTATGGAATCCTTCAGCGTCTTTGATATATCCACTGTCATCTAAAAACTTACTAATGAAGTTATTTAGGTTTGACTGTCTGGACTTAATCTCCTCAGCTTCTCCTGGCTTGTAGACAACTTTTGTGTTCTCATCTAAATTAAATCCGAAACCTTCGAACTTTGAGAACAACTCCTCTGTCTTTTGCTGGAAGAATTGAGACTTCTTCTGATTCTCCTCCATTAAAGCAGACTCGGACTGCTTATATGCTTTGTAAGACTCGTAAGCATCTTTATCCTCTTGCGGAACAAAGCTTTCTCTTGACTCAAGAGGAACCTTGTACTGTTCCTTAAGACTGTTAAAGTACTCCTTTGCCTTCTTCAGCTCTTGTTTTTTCTGTAGCTTCTTCTGTTTAATTTCTTTGTCGTCATCAAGATCCTCGTCGTACTCGTACATACTCATCTTGTACTCGATGTCTTCATCGTCATCACCGTTCTCACGGTAGAAGTCAGCTAACAGTCGGTCAGGGTTTTCGGAATCTAAATCTCTGTTGATCTTTAGAAAGTCCTCCAGTCCTCGACCAGTTTCTTTTTTATATTTACGGAAGGCAGCAACATCATCCTCTAACTCTTCTTGAACAACTCGCTCTTGAAATAAATCATCGATAGAGTTAACTTCCTTTCCGTATTTTGTTCTGATGTGGTTTACAACCACCTCGTCGTCAATGTTATACGCAGCTGTATTCTCTTCTTGGCTAAGATCTACCTGTGGAGTTTCCTCTACTGATGTATCACCATTCTGTTCAGCTACCTCTTTTTCGTGCTGCTCTACTAGCTGAGTCTCTAACTCTACTAGTGACTTTTCTTCAAAGTCTACAGCTCTTACTTTAAATTCCCCTTCCATTATATTAGATTTTAATTGATTACAAAATTAGTTAATTTTTTAATATAGACTTTTAAGCCTTTTAACGATGCTTGGCATCTTAGGCTTTGGTGCTTTTGGAACCCTAACTTTAGGAACCTTTGGCGACTTCGGTTTTGGTACTTTTATACTTTTCATTTCTTTAAAATACTTTCAATTGGTAAGCCTTTTTTAATTCTTCTTCTAATAGTATCTGTATGTAACCCAATTTCATTAGCCCAATCAGTAGCACACATTGTTTTACCGTTAAATGTTATAATGACATTATTGCTTCTATTTCTACATTGTTCTTTATGAGTAGCCCATCTGCAATTATCTTTATAATATCCTTTAGTATTATCTATTCTATCTATTGAATAACCTTCAGGCCTTTCACCCATATCTTCTAAAAATAATTCAAAGCTATCCCATCTTTTATCATAAGTAATACTTGCGTATGTTTTATTCTTTTTAGTTATTACACGTTGTCTCAATTTCATCCAAGAAGACCATGTTGGAGATTTTGAATACCCATGTGATTTATTAGCATTTGATAATTTTTCAGTTTTTTTACATCCGCAATCTTTAGTATTACCACTTCTTAAATTAGGTCTTGATACCTCAGTTTTATTCCCACAAATTTCACAACGACAAATCCAATGTGAATTATTATTTTTTATACGACTAAATTCTAATACTGTAAGATTTGAATATTTCTCTCCTACCATGCTTTTTATTGTACCCATATTTACTTTTATTGTAAATATAAACATTTTTAGAATATACCACTTAATATTGGTAGAATCATTATCCACTTTACTTTGTGGCTCCAAAATCTTGGGGATAGTTTACTAGGATTTGGGTCTTGTGCATTATGTCTAGCATAATAAGATTTTTTCCTAGCTTTATCTTCTTTTGTCTTAGGGTTCTTACCAGCACCTTTAACCCCTTGCTGCCCAAATCGTATTAATTTATAAATTCCGTTTTCATGAGCCATTACAACATGACTTTTATTAGTATTTCCTGGTGTTTTTTTAGGTTTATTTATACCAGATAAACCAATTTCTTTTATTTTGTTTTTAATTCTTTCTGGAATAGCCATTCGTATATTTTTTTTATATGATCTTTAAAGTCTTCAAAACTTAAATTACTTTTAGCTCTGTTACAGTAAACACAACATGGTACACAATTATCTAATGTATATCCTTTATTTGAATCAAATCTATCAACTCCAGAAAATTTTATTTCATAATCTTTAAAATTTACATTTGGAGAATCTTTTTGTAATGATGGCGCATTAGATATACAATTCCAAAATTTTGGATCAGAACCGCAATAGAAACATTTTTTAGAAATTATACTGCAAAAATCTTCATAGCTTAATTCCCAAGAAAAGTTTCTTTTTTTAGCTCCATTTATGTATCCACTCATTCTTGATTTAATGGATCTTCTTTGTTTAGAAGTAAATCCAGCATTATCAGTTCCGCATCCACATGTCTTTTGTTTATTAATTGCTGAAAATTTCCAAAATCTTTTTATATTTCCGCATTTACATATACAATCATAAACCTTATTCTTGCCAACAAGAGCAGTATTATTAATTATAAAATTTCCAATTATATCTCCTTTTTTGACATTCATTTCTTCTTGGCTGTTTTCTTAGATTCCTTAAATGCCTTAGCTGTAGGTGCACCTTTAGTACTTGGCTTACGCATGGTCTCACCTGAACCCTGCTCAATACGCTTTCTCTTAGCGTGAATGTTTGCATATAATCCTTTTGGCATAACTTATTTATTATCGTAAAACATTAAGTAAGAGTCTTCTGTACTCCACTTCTCAAAACCTTCACAGTTAAAGTACGTATCATTCACTAAGTAGTCTGGCTTCTCAGGGAATGGCTTAGTGACAAATGATGGCTCAGACCACTTAACTCTATTGTTAGGTTGTAGTGCTATCTGACCGTTGTCAAGTAGTATTATATGGTGCGACTTATGCTCTAGCGGATCTTCAGCTAAAGTAATGTCTGTATTAATGTCGTTAGACCCCCAGTTAATTGTAGCGTAGTAGCTTCCATTATACCAGTTCCTATCTTTCATGTACACCTCAACAGGAGTGTCGTACACATAAGAAAGCTGTGTGATTGTGAATCTGTAAGAGAAACAGTTCCATATCTGTAGGACGTGGAACGGTAGGTCTGTCTCAGGTAGTTTAGGTTCAGTCAACAACGCATGGCTAGGTAACTTATCACGCATAACACCGTTGTCTAGTAGCACTTGAAACAATGCTGCTTGTCCTGGCATGCACCTAACAGATATTACAACACCTTCAGTAAACTCCCCGAACCCTTTCTTAAATTGATACATGTACTCGTTCCTTACGAATACTTTTAAAGGGAAGAAGTTATGCTCTATGTAAGCCATTATAATCTTTTACGCTTGTCCTTTACTCTCTTAGTAATAGGAATAGACACTGATAAATTAATATCTGTCTCAGGCTTATATCCAGTCCCTGCACTCTGACTAACGTCTAAAGTTACAGGACCCTTACTTACTGATACTCCATAGTTAACATCAAATCCAGACTTTCCAGCTGTTCCTGATAAATAAGGATTTATTTTTGCTTTATTCTTTCTCATAATTATCTAGGTTCAAATGATTCCATATCAAAATCTCCAAGTGAGTCCTCTGTACTCTCGAACTTAACTGGAGGAAGGTTGTTCTTACGCTGATTAATAAGCTCTGACTGACGTTCTGCCTGTAAATCTACACGCTTATCCTTAGCCTTTTCTTTCTCTTTCTCACGCTTCATTAATCCTTCAGTCTCAATGCCTTTAAGCTGCATGTTGTACTCGAACTCAAGAGCCATAAGCTCCTTCTTCTTGTCAACCTCAAACTGCATTCTCTGCATATCAAGCTGTGCTTCGTTCTGCTTAATAGCGATCTTAGCCTGAGCCTCCATCTGAGCAGTCTGCTGCTTCTGAGCAGCGGCAGCCTCTTGTGACTGCATATTGATCTGCATCTGCATCTGCTGCTGCATATCTTCACGCTCTTGTTGCTTCTGAACCTTACGTCTACGCTTAACCTTAAGCATCTCGTTAGCTAACTTCAAGTTCTTAATCATTCGGATATCTATAGCGTCCTCAAGATCAATCTGATCTCTACCTAGTGACACCTGGATGTTTGCCTCAAGCTGTTGTTTTTCTTCAGCATCTGGTGCGACATCTATAAATATTCCAAAGGAGTGAAGGTATAAGTTCTTGATATCATCTAGAATAGCAAGGTTATACTTACCAATCTGCATTGCAAACTCATCCTTAAAGTCAGCGTACTGTAAAATATCTCCAATACGAAGTGACAAACACTCTGCAAGTCGCTTAGTAATCATCAAACCTCCTTGAAGTATGTGACGTGTAGCAACGTTACTGTTAAGAGCAGCTAACTTCTGAACACCCAACAATGCGTTAGGGTCAGGAGAAGATCCATCACGAGCCTCATTAAGACCTGTGACATCACGGATCATATTAAGGTTATAGTTGTAGTTATTTATAAGAGCAGCCATCTTACTTTGACCGCTGTTACTGTTAAGTTCTTGGATAGGAATTCGTGCGTTGTTAAACTCACCGTCACCAGTGTAGCTTCTACCAATAACGGAACCTGTCTGGAAGTATAGCTTAAGTGCATCCTCTGGGTTGTATGCTGCACCAGTACCAAGGTCAACCTCAGCGATACCGTCTGCATCAATAAATACCCCATCAGGAACTACTCGTGCCATTACCTGCTGTAGCTTCAAGTGTGTAAGCTGAATCTGATCAGCAAAAGGAATCATTCGTTTTACCAACGACTGAATCTGTCCCTTGTACATACTTGGTGCAAACATAACGTAGTTAGGCAAAGCCTTCTCTGTTGCAGCATCAGGACGAACCATGTTCTCAAGCATGTTCCACTTGATGACAGTGTTAGTACCTAATACAAGCACACCCTCGTACCATACCTCTTTAGTAACGTCAAGTCTTTCGAACATCTCGCTCTCTGACTCTGGGTTAAACGTCTCATCTCTACGGATTACTCGCTCACCACCGTTGTCAAGGTACTTCTTCTTATATACGAATCTTTTCTCAGTCTTGTAGTTGAAGTACAACAACGTAACTACTTCATCGTCAAACACATCGTCTTGGAAAGTTCTGATGATTGGGTAGTAGTTGTACCACGCAGATCCAGAGCTTTTAATATCCTTAAGTTCTTCATCTGTAATCGATGGGTTAATCTTACGAAGCTCAGTATAGTGAACTTGCTTAACCTCACCAACATAATATATATCTGAGAAGTCAGGCTTCTCTGTGTAGCTATAGATAAGTGATGCAGGGTCAACGTACTCTACAGCGACACCTGATCCAATATTGAATGAATGCTTAGCAGACCCTATACCTATCTCAGTAAGGTCTCTGTCTACCTGTGGCTTAACTACGTCACCGTAGTCATTCATCTCCAACAAAGTATTGATTGCAACCTCCTCAGCTATCTCAATAGCTGGCTTATACTTAAGCTGCATGTACAATGAAAGCTCCTCATCATTCTCAGGAATCTCATCCTCTGGCACGTTAAATGCATCGATACCGAACTGATCCTTAGTCTGCTTCAAGAAATCCTTAGCCAACATATCAGCCTCAACCATCTCTTGGAATAAGTTCTTCTTCTCTGCTGACGAAATATCTTGTGACTCTACCTTCAATGCATACTCACGGTCAGCCATACCATTTACAACAATGTCAACAAACTTAGGTATAATTGGAACTGGCTTCCAGTCTAAGTTCATGTAAGAAAGGTCACCATCAACAGCAAGCAAGTCCTTGTACATCTGTGTTGGCTGCATACCACGAGAGTAAAGTCTCAATTTATGAAACTCTAAGTACTGATCGTAGTATCTACAGCTACCTGCGTTAACTCGCTTAAACCACTCACCCTCAATTGCCTTACCAACTCTAAGACCGTAGTCTTTAGTTTTTTTCTCTGCATCAGTTGCGTACTGGTTTGGGAATGGAGAGTTACTTATAATTACCGATGGTTTGCTATCCATTATTTTCTTAATTGACTAATGTTGCCACTGTTGTTGTATCTGACAAAATTAATATTTATTTTTGACTTTTCTTCCTTTACCTGAAACATGTTCTTTCTAGTAGCCATAATCGCAAGTCCTGAACTAATCGAGGCATCATGTTTTGTTCGATTGTTTATATCAAACCTTGCCCAATCCTCTAAAGTCTTGGTAAAGTACATGTTACCCATCTCGTCTGGTTCTCTGTACGTACCTTCTTGATCAAACCCTACGTACTGTTCGATATAAGTGCCTATAGATGAGGCGTGAGCCTGCTTAACGTCCTCAGATGAGTTAGGTATACCACCAAGCTCTAACTCTGTCTTAGAGAGCTTAGAAATGTGTTTATCTGGTCTGTTCAGTGAGTAACCCCTATAACCTCTATCCTTAATGTGGTACAGTAGCCTAGTCTTATTGTTCTCAATAAGTATTGGCATACCGTAGAATATAATAGCCATTAGAACATCCTCGAAGAATATCTCTGCTGTCTGTGTACGTGTAACGTACTCTAACACAAACTGATTAGTTGGAGCGTTAGGCTCCATATGGAACCCAGTAAGTCCGTGAAGAGCACCGTTAGATCCACCACCACCTACAGTTCCTGATATATCGTAAGGGTCACATCCAAATGCACCCAAGTGCTCGTTTGCAGGACGTTTCTTTCCGTGCCTATCTGTGATAACTTTGTTTCTTAACTCAGGTGGTGGTAACCACGATACTGTAAACTTTCCTCCTGGATCTGGAGTCCATATAACCTCAGAGTCTAGCACACCATCCTTCCAATGGAAGTTACCCTTAGTTAGTACACGCTCCTTGATAAGAGAGTCGTTGTAGTCTATCTGCTGGTATATCTTAGATAAGTTGTACAGTGACTGCTTAGACTCATCCCTGAACGCATGTGACTCAGTCCTAGGGTACTGTCTGTAGTACTCGTTAAGTGCGTCAGAGTCATTCTTAAGTGCCGCTACCTCGTTATTCCAGTAAGTAATAACGCCGTTGTCTATCATCTCTCCATCTATACCTACAACAGGAGTCTTTGGGTCTTCGAACACTGGGAATCCATACTTATCGATATACCCCTCAAAGTTCCACTCCATAGGTATAAATAGACTGTATAACCCTGACTTAGTCTGTCCGTTAGCTGATCTAATCTTAGGGTTGGAATCCATGTACAACTTCTTAAAGTTGTTACCACCCTTCTCTAGTGCGTTTGATGTAGAACCCATCATACACTTACCAATAACCTTAGATCCTAATCGAAGACATGTCTTTGTTACACGCCAGTTATTCAATATGTTATCAGGCTTGAGCCATTTTCCAGATTCATCATGAACAAGTAAAATAAGCTTTTCACCATCGTATGAGTTGTCTGCTGTATTCTTCCAGTCAATAGTTGTGTCAAGACCTTCGATATCTTCAGTCTTCTCCTCGTTCATACTCTTCTTGGTAATCTTCGATGCAGGAACCCTAAACGAAAGTTCTGTCTTAGGGTTATCCATACCATCCTGAACAGGCTTAAAGAAAAATGGGTAGTTCCTTACTATTGGAACAACCTTGTCGGTAAACATCTTCTTAGCATCTGGACCAGTCTTAGAAAGTATACCAAGCCTAGAGTCTTTAGAGATTGTACCTAAGTTAGACACCTCTCCAGAACTCATGAACGAGAATCCACTACGACGGTTCTTAAGGTAACACATACCAAATGAACGTTCGTCAGCCTTACACGCCTCCCAATAGATATAGAATATTCTGTTAGATTCACGGAAGTCAGGAAGACCGATATCTATCTTAGACCACTGCAAGTACATGTAGTGAGTACCTGTCATGTAAGTTGGCTCACCATCGTTCATGAACCAGTACCCAAACTCACGTCTGTCGAACTCATTCTCGATGTAGTCAACCCACTGTGATTTAAATACGTTATCACGTCTTGACCACTCGAACGAAGACTTTATTTTTTGAAGTTCTTTCGGGTACTCATGTGGCATCCATCTGTTTTCCCCAACCTCCAAATCTTTCGGCGGCCTAGGAAGTGCGATATTGAGACCATTAATGTGATATATGTCGCCAATAGTACCATCTTTCGAAATAATAATTAAGTCATAGTCACGATCATATCCGTACTGCCAAGACTTAGCAGCGTTCTTTGTCGAACGAGCAGTCTTATTTACGTGATCGTTGTTTAGTTTATATAGATCATATTTACTATTTCTTCGCATTGCTTCTTGCCCTTCCCTCTGCAAATCCTCCGCTACCAGATAACACAACTGGCATAGAACCAACAGTTTCTTTCGCACGCTCTGCATCTATACGTTCAAGTATAGATAGCGCATCCTCAAATGCAAGCCTCTTAGCAGCAGCAGCATTCTTCATCTTATCCACTGACAAGTCGTCGTCAATAGAGTAGTTTACAATTTGCTGTTCGAGTACCTTAATAAGCTCGTCAACAGACTTCTCTGCTGCACGTAGTACTCTGTCCTTCTTATCTCTTAGATTTTCAAGCATAGACTACTTAATTTCATTCGGTATAACTTAGTATCATCGATGTTGAACTCGTACTCAGATTCAGGCTTGAATGAGACAACGTCTCCTACCTTAACATCCTCTCCTTCTGGTATATACTCAACAACACCCTTAAGCTCTGATTCTACGTTTATAGTAGATATTGTTCCATCCTCATTCTCATGAAGAATTGGACGTATAAAGCAGTAAGGACGTGGAGCACTCCACTCTACATAGAATTCTTTCTTATAAAGATACAACTGATCTGGCTCTATCATGAATATATCATCTCTGAAGTAGTTCCAGCTTGAACGCTCGTTACCCTTCATATCGTAGTACAACCTAAATACATTGTGGTGAACTACGACAAGATCTCCTTCAGCTATTTCTCCTGAATAACCAATAGGGGTAGCAACAACCACCCCTATTCGATTTGTATATCTGTGGTCCTCTTGAGATGAGGACATAATGAAATCCTTCCCATTCAAGTTCTTGGATGCATTATATCGTACACCTTGATGAGGACGCACAATAAAGTAGTGTGGTGACTTCATTAGAAGTTTATATTATACTCGATAGATACTGGAACTGTTTGACCTATAGACTTCCACTTGACAGCTTCTCCATCCTTCTCAACCCATATATCGTAAAGTCCTTCATCAGTTCTCATGATGTCAAACACGGTATACTCACCACCCATAACAGGCTTTCCAACCTGGAAGTGCATGGCGTTTAAAAGATCTGTCCCTATGGAAATCTTACGGATTATCATGATATCTCGCCAGTCTGCATATTGATTCGACCTTCACCGTACTTATCATGAATCTCTTTCTGAACTACTGCTAGTTCGTTGTGAGCTACGTCAAGGTTAATAAGTGTAGTCTGCTTGTCTGTCTTAAGACGTTCCTCTGTGATCGTGATATCAGCTAGGTGTTCTCTTAGCTGATAGTAATTTGTTCTCGCAGCAACGAACTTTTCTAGTTCTTCAGCTGTTAATACTTTTTTCTTAGCCATTTTATTTAATTTAATTTGTCACAAATATAGTCAATAATTGCGACAGAGTTATATTGCGTATGTAAAAATCTCTACATAAACTCCAGTCAACATACCGTTAGCTAGAGTACCATTACCGTAAGTCTTTAAAGATATAGTGTTATCATTTATAACAGAAAACTCATAAGTTACATCCTGAGCTGTTCCTACACCAACTATACAACCAGCGTTAACAGAGTCAAATGAACCTACTGATGCAAATGTATAAACACCTGTGCTGCCGTATGCCCAAGTTCCAGTGATAGTATTTCCATCAACAATTGTAGCTACAGGAGCTGTTGAAGCAGACTGTGTCAAGAACGCACGGTATACTTTAGATGATCTTCCAAGGTCAGCAATAGACTGAGCTGTGAAGTTCTTAGTAGCACCATTTATAGACTCTGATCCTAATATCTTATCTCCTGGAGAAGGAGTATGTGTCTGATAGTTATTAATTTTTCCCATGTGACAAATTTAGTAAATATTTGTGACAATTATCTTCCCTGACCCTTGTACGCCTTCTTGTAGTTCTTACTACTCTTAAGCTTAGATGTCTTAGTCTTAGAATGAATACCAGGTCTTTCTACGTGTACCTTAGCAACTCTAGTTGATTCCTGAGATTTAATCTTAGCCATTACAGTGATTTTAACATTTCAATCATTCGTGGACATGGGTAGATGTCCGACTTATCCTTACGGTAAGAGTTGTGGCTGTATACACCTGGTACTGCCGACAGTGCGTTCTTAGAAACTCTCCACATGTCTTCCTCCTTGTACTCTATTGGAATGTTCCATAAGTTATTCCAGTAGACCAATAACTCTTTCACAGACTGTATCTGAGCGTCAGTGTATCTGTGGTAGTACTTATGACCTTTATAAGGGACAGCTAGCTCACATACCTGATCTGCTGGTACTAATCGATCTACATAGTTATAGTACTTACCATTCTTGTTAGTAAGCGGACCCCAGTTACATATCTCGATACCTATAGCGATAGGGTCTAGTGATCGGTACGGAAGACCGTTAGCTCTGAATACATCAGGCTTAATCCCTAGGTGATACGCCCAGAACTTAGATGCAAACGCCTGACAGATCTCTCCATCGTAGGTATCTCTAGAAAGTCCTTTACCAGAGATAGTAATACACGTCGCAATACGACCTCTGTCGTCGTTGTCCCACATCTTAATCGTTGCTGGACCTGATGAGTTACCTGCTGTGTGGTGAAGTACTATCTGAAGCTTTTTAGTCGCTTCCTTAACATACTGGCTGTCCTTTAACGGAACCTGATTAATCTTCCTTACATCTAACATACTACTGGAATTTAAATAAAAAAATAGCAACAACAAGAAGGGCAGCAAGAATAACCCATATCCAAGGATTAGTTTTGTTCTCCTGACGAACTACTGTCCGCTCTGTCTTCTTGTCTTGCTTATGTTGTTTGGTCTGAAACTTTAGTGCTAGTCTAAGACTGTCGTTCTGAAGCTTCATCATCTTCTCCATATGCTTGAACATATCTTCGAAGTACTTACGCTCCTGCTTTGACATACTTGACTTAATGGTATTTGTCACAGTATAAGGAAAGCTGTCCTTTACTAAGTGCCTAACCTCAAGAGTGTTAGTCTCTTTATTATAGATAGTATCGTATTCGTAATGGTACTTCCATACAGTGTCTGACTTAATAACAGCACCCTTAGACTTAGCGATAGCTATGTGCTTTTCTGCCTTCATTAGGTGCTTCTCAGCACTGCATGAGTACAGTAAGAATAGTACTATAAATAACCTATACATTGTTCTTTGCTCCACCTATAAATTCAATAACTCCATTAATAGCGTCCCTAAGTATAACAACAGTCTCTTTTACTGACTTAAGTATGTTATTGCCTGAGATGTCAAACCAGTTCTCGTTTATTGACGCAAGCTCAATAATACAGAATATAATAAGTAGAATATTTGTAAATATCGCCTTTGTAACTACTATATACTCAATAGATAGGTACTGCATAAATCCTTTTGTAAATGGAGTTAGCATGTAGAAGTCTAAAGGAAACACAGCTAGTGCAAACAATAAGTATCCGCTACCTTTTAATATATACCCCTTTCTTAGCATCTTAGATGCAAACACATCCATGTACCTACGTCCATCTCGTTTAGACTGTATCTTAAGGGATACCAACTTAACTATTGTATCTACACCCATAGCTCCCATTAGAAGTATAATAGATAGCTCAATAGGAGAAATAAATCCTAGGAACAGTGTAAATATGGTAGCTAGTTTTTTCATTATGAAGTAGGAGTTACTGTGTTAGAGTCTGCTCTTGTGTTTCCTTCAATATTTGTAGCTGTTACAGTACACTTAATTGACTGATTAATATCAGCATCAACCAATAAATAAGAGAAATTGCTTGCGCCAATTATTGGAGCACCATTTCTTTTCCATTGATAAGTATATGTTATTGTAGGAGTACCTGTCCAAGTACCTTGTGAACAAGTTAAAGTCTTTCCTTGTTGTGCTGTTCCTGTAATCGCAGGAGCGACAGTATTGACTGGAGCATTTCCTGTTGCAGCTGGAGCACTCTTTACAAATGGACTGTACCCGTATCCGTACATTACTTAAGGATTAGAGCAACTGAACCTGATAATAACTCAATATATGAGAATGGAGCGTTAAAGTCCATAGGCGTGATAATCGCACCTGCTTTAACAGCAATTGTTGAATCTGCAATGTGATCATCTAACGCAAGTTGATTAACAGTACCGTTCCTGTCTTCAGTGTACAAATAACTAATTTCAGTATTCTCAAGTACTACAACAGCGTAAAAAAACTGTTGGTTATACCCATTAGTAGTGTTAAGTATATAAGACCCTCCTCGTGCCGTTAATATCTCTCCGTATGAATTTGCCATCTTTATCTATTTTAAACCTTTTCTTGCTCTGTTCTTACTTCTGTGCTCCGCTACAACACCGCCACCTTTTGTGTGGCTGGCATCTCTTGGATCACCTTTCTTTAGTCCTAGCTTACGACGGCCCTTATTTGCCTCTACCCGTAACTCTAGTCCTTTCTCAGTCTTGTTGTACTTAGACTGCTGCTTGAGGCGTTTCTGATTCGCCTCTTTGTTCTCCGCGTAGTACTTCGCTGTCTTCCCTTTTGTAGTTGAACTTTTCATTCAATAACTTTTTTCTCTTATCACATCCGCACTCCTCAATGATCCCAAGCTCAACAGCCTTCTTAACAGCATACTTAATGCCTGTTACCTCGGTGATGAACTCAACAGTATCACCAAGACCCTGCTGACGTTTGATCTTTTGGATCATCGTTTTTTCTTCATCTGAACCGCAGACATCAAAGACATCTTAAGCATAGCCTCT